CTCCGGCGGATTCTGATTCCCTCGCCAATGGAGTACCTCTTCGTACGACATCCCAAGCATCCCATACATCTGCGGCGGGGGAGGAAGCGGCGGGGTGATCAACACCGATGGCGTGTCCCGGCAGACGGGAGGTTCGGGCGGCACCGGGTACTTCTGGTACGAGGCGTATCTTGGAGCCGATGGCGGCACTGGCGCAGGACGAGACGCCACCTTGCAGGACATGATCTTCGCCGGATGCGGCGGCGGTGGCGGGTACTCGGCAGTCATCGCGGACAACGCGAATGCCTTCAACGGCGGCAACGGAATCCGTGGCGGAGGAGGTGGCGGGGGCGGCGGGATTTACATGAGCGCAAGCCCGGGCACCTACTCATCAGGCGCAGGCGGCACGGGCGGAACTGGCTACTGCATGCTCCTTTGGACCCCCTGACATGGAACGGTACGCACTCATCCAAGAGGCAGACAACATCGTCCGCACCATCGTCGCGGTCGCGCCGGATCAGGCGTGGCATTGCGACGACGATTGCTTCTCTGTCCTGCTGAACCCAGGCGAGGAGTGTGAGATGGGTTGGACCTATCACGCAGACGAGACTCCGAGGTTCGTGCCGTGACGATGGAACCAGGCTCCAACGTGGTGAAGCTGTCGCCCGGAGACTGGGCGAAGATCGCCGGCGTGGCACTCACGCTATTCGGAAGCCTGATCGGGGTCTACATCCACCACGACCGCCTGCTTACCCAGCTCATCGTCCAGCAGCAGTACACGAACACCCGCCTGGACAAGATCGAGACGAAGCTTGATGAGACTCCTCGTCGCTAGCCTCCTGCTGGTGGGGTGCAGCGCGACGGAGCGGGTATCGGACAACGCGAACGAGATCCGGGCAGAGGCTCGCGCCCTGTCGGTACATGGGGAAACCATCCAAGACAAGGAGGTAGTCACCCGTGCCGATCGAATCTACGAACTTGCTGCTGACATCCATGATCAGCTACCTGGCCTCGAGGACCGTACCCCTGCGTGGATGGAGACGCTCGTTTGGGTGGCTGTCGCCGTGGTTGCCATCGCGGTCGTTATTGTCCTGTGGCAGACCGGACTGGGCCAGGCCATCCGGGTTGCCGTGGGCTGGATCCCGCGCAAGAAGGTTTCGGATGCGGACCTTGCCAGCCGGATGCTTGACGAGAAATCACCCGAAGATGCCCGCGAGTATGTCGCTGCGCGGCGGGCTTCTGACCCGGAGTTCGATGCTGCGTGGCGACGCATTCACAAAAAGGAAATGAAATGATCCTCGCAAGCTTCTCTGACTTCCTCGGTAACTTGTGGTTTGGAGCCCTGCTTGGTGTGGTCGGCTTCGTGGCCGGCTGGTACCTGTGCAAGAAGCACGGCAGCAAGATCTGATGTCGAACACTACCTTGGGATCGAATCCTAAGGCCCCGTTTCAGGTGAGGGCAGCGACAAGGAACATCCACCTTGTCGATCTCGATTGCACCTCGAAAACGGATGAGTGGTGGTTCCTGCTGTCCGGGGACCGCCACCACGACAACCCGCACGCAGACCATGACCTCGAGCTCAAGCACCTGGATGAAGCGGTTGAGCGTCGCGCTGGCATCATCGATGTCGGCGATCTGTTCTGCGCCATGGAAGGCAAGTTCGATCCTCGCCGCAACAAGGCGGGCATTCGCGAAGAGCATGCACTGGCTGCGGACTACCTCGATTCCCTAGTCCGACACGCCTCCGACTTCTACGCGCCCTACGCCAGGAACTTCGTCGTGATCGGCCGGGGCAATCACGAGTCCGCGATCCTGAAGAACTGCGAGACGGACCTGACCGAGCGGCTGTGCGAGCGCATGAGCCAGCAGACCGGGCACAAGGTGTATCCCGGAGGCTACGGAGGCTGGATCCGCTTCAACATCAACCTCGACACCGAGCGGTTCACCCTGTCTCTCAAGTACTTCCACGGGGCTGGTGGGGCTGCGCTCATGTCTTTCGACACGCTCAAGGTCCGGCGCAACGCAGCAGTCATGCCGGACGCGGACGTGATCGTGCAGGGCCACGTCCACAAGCAGTGGTTCATGCCGCTGTCCCGCGAGCGCCTGGTCTGCGACAAGGCCGGCTGCCGGGTGGTCAGCGACATCCAGTACCACGTCCGTACCGGGACGTACAAGGACGAGTTCGGCGACGGCCACAGCGGCTGGCACATCGAGCAGGGCCGTGGACCCGAAGTGCAGGGCGCGGTGTGGATGCGGCTCTATCTCGCGAAGCAGACCGGCAAGACGATCAGCGGCGACCGCAAGACCTACTACCAGCTCACGCCTGAGTTCCACCTCGCGCACTGAACCCCACCAGCCATGGCGAAGGGCGATCGAATCCTCCGCATCCGTGGCCAGCGATGGCGACTCAGGTTCGTGCCTCATCTGGGGGACGCTGAGGGACTGTGCCACAAGCAGGAGCGCGTGATCCGCATTGCACGCGGCTACCCCGAGGAGCGGACCATGGACTCAATCATCCATGAGATCCTGCACGCGGCACTGTGGGACCTGGACGAAGAGGCGGTGAATGAGACAGCCAACGCAATCTCCGCCGCGCTCTGGCGTCTGGGCTACCGCCGGCCCGGAACTTAAACTTCCGCTTGTAAGAAACTCGACCTGTTTTTCTTACTTGGCACGGACCTGCCACAGTTGTGAGGATCTGTAGCCTTTCCGCTCCAAGAGAAGCAGATACTTCACCCCCTCCCACTAGAGTCGCGCACGCGGGGAGGCGCGGTGCGCCCCGCGTGCGCTCACCCCCAGGAGTCCCGACTATGCCCCCACCAACCGTCTCAGTCAGTTATCCCACGTCCGTGTGTGACCCGGTTTCACCCTGGCTTGAAAGCCATGGGATCTTTGCCCGGACCCCGCTCATCCGGTCCAGCGACTACCGCCTCGTCCGGTCGTGCCCACGCACGTATTATCTGTCACGCCGTCTGGGGCTCGTAAAAGCCTTCCAGTACAGCCGGGCGCTCAGCCGGGGTTCATGGGTACACCTGGCCTTCGCGTGCATCCTGGACGATCCTAGCGACCGTGCCGTGACGCTGGAGCAGGCCGTCGTCGCCCGGTGCGAGGAACTGCGGGACGTGGCCAAGACCCTCGGCAGCTCCTCGGACAAGATCCGGGAGATCGTCGCCCGAGAGGAACAGGACGCACGCGTCAGCATCGCGTGGTTCAACGCCGCCCTCCAGGTCCCAGACGGGTCCGGACGCACCATCGCTCAGCGATTCCGCGAGGACTGGACGGTCGTGGAGCAGGAGCCGGAGATCGCGTTCAAGGACTGCCTCATCCAGCCCGACTGCCTCGTCCGAGACAAGGCCGGCAAGCTCTGGATCGTGGACTTCAAGACAACGGCCATGTCCACCAACGCCCGCCTCCAGACCTGCCCCCTCGAGTTCCAGACGCAGCACTACTTCAACACCATGCTCCGCCGCACGGCCGCAGACCCGGCCGCTGCCGCACAGTGGTCCGACCCAGACCGCATCGGCGGCGTCCTGCACATCGCCGTGCGCAAGCCGTCCATCGAGTTCGGGATGCGCGACCGTCCGTTCAGCCTCGACACCAGCCCGTTCAAGTCCGGTCCCCGCAAGGGCGAGCCGCGCAACGAGAAGGTCTTCCACGGCGAGCCCGATCCGTATCTCTACGAGCAGCGTTGCCTCGACTGGTACATCGGTCGCGGCGAGTACCTGCACAACGAACCCGAACGACTCACCGATCCGTGCGTCGCGATTTCCACCACTTCCGCCGAACTGCTCCTTTCCGCCGAAGTGCAGGCCGAGTACAATGCTCGCTTGTCCTTCGTGCGGAGATACAGGGAGCAAGCCGCAGAACCCGGCAACTACGAGATTGGGGATCCGGTCGTACAGCACGGCACGCCGTCGCCTTACCTCCCGTTCCACATGATCGAACCCGGCAAGTGGCCCGACCTGATCCTCACCGAAGGTTTCCTGCAACGCGACAGAGACACCTTCACGGAGACGGATCTTGGAGCAACAGCAACCTGAGGAGAAGTCCCCCACCAGCCGCGAGTCGGGCAAGTCGGTCCTCGGTCCGGAGATGTGGTCCGAAGTCCTGCAGCGCGTGATCGCGCCACGCATCGCGTCGGCAATCCGCCTCGATCCTCCCATCGAGAACAGGCACGAACTGCACAAGCGGTTCTGCGAGCTGAACTCGGTGCGCATCTCGTACTCCACCTTCAGCGGGTGGTGCGAGGACCTGGGCATCACGTTCCGCAAGCGCATCGAAGTCACCATCCCCGGCTGGAAGCCAGTGTCACAGCCGGTCAAGATCCCGCTCCGTGCCGTGTCGGAGACGGGCCCCGAGAACTCGCCCACCATCGAAGTGTCCATCTCCCCGGAGCCGGACGTTCCGATCACGTGGGATCCGCCGAAGCCCCCACCATCCCAGGTGTTCGGAGATGACGGACTTCCCAACATCCTGCCAGGCGGCATGCGTGGTCCCGCCTTCCTGGAATCCAAAGACTACGCAAACTAAGGAGTCATCATGACACACTCCGTCACTCACGGTTCCACAATCGCCTCCAAGTACGCAGGGCTCGGCAATGCCGTTTCTACTGGTCGTAGCGTTCCTTCTCGCATGCTTGGACTCGTGGTCGGTGAGGCAGGCTGCGGCAAGTCCTTCCTCCTCCAGTCCCATCCGGGCGCGTACATCCTCAATCTGGACGAGACTCCTGCGGTGTGCTCGACCAGCGAAGCCGTCATGTTCCCCACCCCCGGCCCGGACGGACGATCCGTCGATGAGCGTGGCAACCCGGTCGTGATCGACTGGGCCGCGCTCGAGGCCAAGCACAAGGTCCTCCTCGAGCTCGCACGCAACAACCAGCCCCGTCCCGAAACCGTCGTCATCGACACGCTCGGCGCGGCGATCCGGCTGCTGCGTCCGCACATCGCCAAGCTGTACGGCCGCGAGCGGTTCACGGACGTCGATGGCCGGCTGGGCTGGGAACGCCTCTTCGACACGCTCATCGAGTTCGGCACGAGCCTGCGCCGGCACGGCTACGGCGTCTACTACATCGCCCACCTGTCCCGCAAGCACGTCCCGCTCAGCGAGAACCAGCACGTCGAGGAGTACAAGATCCTCATCTCGGACGGCCTGTACGCCCGCATGTTCCCCATGTTCGACATCGTCATCCCCGTCACGGCCCAGTGGGACACCCGCGAAGTCGTGACCGAGCAGACGGTGGAGATCAACGGCAAGCCCGTGAGTCGCAAGGTCACGAGCCAGCAGAAGATCCGCAGGCACTACGCCTCGTTCGACAACCCCAAGCTCGACGGCATCGCAAAGGTCCGCACGCTCACTCCGCTCTCGACCTTCGAGCTGCCGCGTGAGAATGCGTGGCAATCCTTCTGCGCCGCGTACGAGAGCGCGAACGCGGTCCGCTGACGCGGGAACCGCGTTCGCTTCCCCAAACTCTGTTTCGTTTGTTTCGTTTCGTTTCTTTCACCCCTCTTTACGGAGCATCAGATGCCCATTGAGAACAACGTCAAGGCCATGTTCAACTCGCTCAACAACACCTTCGCGCAGGCCCAGCCCGACAACGGCATGGGTGCTGGCGGTTGGTGGCCCGCCGAAGGCCAGCACGACGTGTTCGTGTCCAGCCTGAACGTGCGTGCCAGCGAGTTCAAGATGCCTGACGGCCAGAAGGTCCCCGGCACCGAGATCACTTTCCGCTACCAGCTCATCAACGATCCGGACCAGCCCAACGAGCCCCGTTCCTTCGACGGTTCCTCGTTCCGGCTCCCGCAGGACACCTCGACCCTTGACGACAAGGGCCGCATGCGTGTCGAGATCGAGATGCGCCGCCTGAAGGGCCACCTTCAGACCATCCTCCGCCGTGACGTCAAGGATATCGGAACGGCCATTGCCGACGCCGATGCCCGGATCAACGGCGACCAGGCCGTGGCGGTCGTGGTCAAGTGCCAGTACGACAACGTCAATGGCCGGACCTACCGCAAGGACTTCCTTGTGAAGCCCCTCGCGTCCTGATACACTTTCCAGTCACCCCACCAGCCGGGGGCGGGTAGCCCGCAAAGCTCCCGCCCCCTTTCAGATCCCCCGGATAGCCCCCCGGCTGCGACCTTCGACGGAACGCGCCGGGGGGTTTTTCCCGGAGGGGGAAGGACACCATGTACCAGACCCGGTTCGTCTACCAGCTGCCACTCGACAGGGCCGGAGAAGTTGCGTCCCACGTCACGAACGCGATGAACAAGACAACGCTGCCACCCGCGAACGTGCGCGTGCAGCCTGCCGACGACTTCGTGTTCGCCACCATCACCTACCTGACGCCCACGCTCAACGAAAGCGAGGAACTGATCCACTCGTGGAAGGCCCTCGACGTGGCCGTGCAGGTCGAGCGCACTCATC